TATTTACACTTCCTTATACAGAAATTATATCACACCAACAACCATTTGCTACAAGAACAGAAAGAGTTACGCCTGTTCTACTTTCAAATTGGACTGGTCAAATTGAATTAACACCTTCTGGAGATGATTGGTTTGAAACTGAAATTGCCCCTGTTCTGATTCTTAATGTGGAAGGTAATTATAATACAGTTGCCGCAAGTGTTGTTAATTCTATAGGAACGATTTGGAATTCTTGGGAAACACAGTGGAGTGGAACTTCATCAACTGTTGTTGTTTCATCGCCAGAGTCCACATCAGCTGCTGCCTCAACTAGTGTTACTAATCCCGGTACAAATAATAGTTCCTCTAGCCCATCTTTAGAAACGGCGAGTCCAGCTGCTACTGGTGTAGCTGAATTCGAAGGCGGCGGCGGCCATACGACTGGATTGGAACATGTTTTTGGTTATGCAAATGTCGGTCTCGACGATTCGCCATCAGATAACTGATGGAGAAGACGGAAATGACTTTGTATAAAATTAATAAAAGGGGAATATAAATGGCAACTCGTAATAGAACAGGTATCACGACGCGTGTTGTTGAAAAAATTGATTCAGAATCTAAAGGAACAAGATTGTTGTCAACAGCAATGGTTCCTTTTGTTAGAGCAAACAATATTAATTTTGAAGGATTTGATTTTCTTCCTAACACACAAGTTTATCCGTTCTTTGATGTAAAAGGAGTATCTGATCATACAAAACCTTTAGCTGGATTTTCGGCAAACGATGCAAGTTTGATAAATGGTGATGCTCTCGTAACTAGTGCCAGTGGTAGAATCAAAGGTGTTTTTAGTATACCTGATCCTAAAATTAAAGGCAATCCTAAATTTAGAACTGGTGAAATTTCTTTTCGATTAACTTCAAGCCCAACAAATATAACTTCTGTTGATCCTATTACTGCTGGAGAATCAAATTATCAAGCAGTTGGTGTTCTTCGGACTGAACAAGAAACTATTATTGCTACTAGAAACGCAGAAATAAGAAGAACATCTGTTTCACAAAGCAGCTCTCTAAGCAGTGAAGGCCTCGATGACTCACCCAGTGATGCGGACGGCGACGATCCATTAGCACAAACTTTCTTAATTGATAAAGTTGGGGGAATATTTTTAACAAGTTGCGATCTTTTCTTTGAATCAAAAGATGACACTCTTCCTGTTACTGTAGAAATTAGAGAAGTTAGTAATGGATTTCCCGGAGCACGAGTTGTGCCATTTAGTAGAGTGGTTAAAGATCCTGTTGATGTTACAATAGATGTAACTGCACAAGTAGCCACAAATTTTAAATTTAATTCTCTAGTTTATCTTCAAGCAAACCTTGAATATTGTATTGTCGTAATTGCTAATGTTCCAACATACAAAGTGTGGATTGCAAGGTTGGGAGAAACAGAAATCCAATCTACATTAGCACAAGCACAAACTGGTGGCACTTCTACATCTGCAACAAATGTTTTGTTTTCAGAAAGAACAGTTTCAAAACAACCAGCGATGGGTGTTTTGTTTAAAGGACATAACAATAGAACTTGGGCACCTTCATTAACTGAAGATTTGAAATTCAATTTGTATAGAGCAGAGTTTAGTCCATTGACTGGTACAATTCCTTTGGTGAATGCTAGTAACCCAACTAAATCTTTGTCAAAACATCCTTTGATTTTCTTAGATGGTAGTGCTGTGATTCAAGTGCGACATCGCGACCATCAAATGTATGTTACAACTAATAATGTAACTATTGATGGTGTAAAGTCTGGTGCAAGCACAACATTATCGACAGCAATAGATGTGGATGACACTACTATTGTTTTGGCTTCTGGTACAAATTTTGATGATACTTCAGGAAAATTCTCTAGAGATACATCTAACGTATATTATATAAAAATTGATGATGAAATCATAACCTATACTTCAATTAGTACAAATACTATTAGTGGTGCAACTAGAGGTACAAACTCAACTACTGCTGTATCTCATGCCGCAGGTGCTACGGTTGAATTGTATATGTTACACAAAATTCCATTTACAGAAATTAATACAACTCATACATCAATCGGCAATATTGGAATTGATAGTTATACTATCACAGTAACAAGTAGTGCTGTTATCGATAGCACTGGAACTACTCATGCACAAAATGGTGGAAATTCTATAACTGCCACAGAAAATATTTTATATGAACTTGGTAAATCTCAAATTAATGGGATTGAACTTCCCGGCACAACTATTGTTGCAAAGAAAAGACCATCAACAGCAACAAGTCCAAGTGGTGCACAGACTTCGTTTACAAAGACTACGGTTTCAAATTCTCTCAATATACCATTAAATGAAAATGTTTATTATGATGTTCCATATTTGGTAGCTTCTGATATTAACCAAGATAATGAAATGTCTTCTGAAAAATCTTTAGCATTAGATTTAACATTAACATCACAATCATCAAATATATCTCCTTTCATTGATAGTGAAAGAATGTCAATGATTGCTGTTGGAAACAGAGTTAATAACATTGATTCATCATCTGATGTATATCCAACAAGCGAATATAATGATTCTACAGAATCTTTTGGTGATAATAACGAAGCAGTATATATAATAAAACAAGTTAATCTTGCACAAAGAGCAACTGCACTGAAAGTATTTTTTGATGGAAATAAAGATTCAAATGGAGAAATTAAACTTCTTTACAAAATATTGAGAGAAGATGATGATTCTAATTTTAAAGAATTGGGTTGGAGATATTTTAACACTGATGGCAGTCCTGATTTAGCTGTAGGTGCATCAAGAAGCATAAATGATTTTCGTGAACATCTATATACTGCTGGTGTTACTGATGATGGTCTTGGTCAAGAGTTGGATCCGTTTATTGCATTCTCAATTAAAATTGTTATGCAAACAACTAATTCAGCATCACCACCTAGAATAAAAAATTTTAGGGCAATAGCACTGGCAACATAATATGCAAAATAAAGAATTTATAAAAGTAGAAGAAAATAAAGATCTTTCAAGAGATGTGTATTCTGGTGGTATTGTGAATACAAACAGATCTGCTTATGAAAAAGCAATTGTTCGCTCAAAAGCAGCAAAAGTGCAAAGAGATGAATTAAAAAATGCAACAAAAGAAATTAATAATCTCCAAGATGAGATGAGAGAAATAAAAATTCTCTTACAACAATTGGTAAACAAATAAAATGGTTACAATAAACGCAGCTTTAGTTGGTGCATCAGATAGTTTAGAAAGGTTTAGGCAAGAATTTAACACTTTGCATTCAGATATTAGTAGTAATTCTACAATCACAGATGGAACTTCAAACTTCATAGCAGGTCTCAATGCAGGCGCAGCATTACAAGGCGGATCACTTCGTAATGTTTTGGTTGGAGATGAAGCAGGTTCATCGATTACTACCGGAGACGACAATGTCGCCATTGGCCATGCTGCGCTAGACGCTAACACCACCGCTAGCAACAACACAGCTGTGGGTAAAGGCGCTGGAACTGCCGTCACCACTGGTCATGAAAACACTCTAATTGGTACTATATGTCATGACAACTTAACCACTGGCGACCTCAACACCGCCTTGGGTTATAACCTAGCACCTAGTGCTGTTGGCGTGGACTCTGAAATAGTAATAGGGTCAAGCACCATAGGAGGCGGTACAAACACAATAAGAATTGGAACAGCTGGCGGGCATGCCACTCTGGGACTTGATGGCTCTGATTCCTCATGGGCTGCTGATTCTGATGCAAGACTTAAAAAAGATGTTGCAACATCTACAGCAGGTTTAGAGTTTATTAAAGATTTACGCCCTGTTACATTTAAATGGCAACTTAAAAATGCTGTTGAAAGCAACCTGCCTCAATATGATGCGGATTCTTCAGAACCTATATATGGAGAGGGTAATACTCATCATGGATTTATAGCCCAAGAAGTTAAAACAGTTATTGACTCTCATTCAGATGTTGTTAATGGTCACAATGTCTGGCACGAAGACCCCGATGGAACTCAACAGGTAGCACCGGGGGCATTAGTGCCAATGCTAGTGAAAGCAATACAAGAACAAAACATTTTAATTGAAGCATTAACTGCAAGAATTATAATCTTAGAAGGATAGACACTCATGGCAATTACACACACTTGGACTGTTAAAGACATGTATCACCTACAAGCGCTGCGGTTCCATGGTAAATAAATACAATGACTGCTAGATCACCTCTATGGTTTAATAGTGGAAATCTTCAAGAGATGACTGCTGGCGAAATTGTTGAATGGCAAGCTGCAGCAATTTTTGTTTACGCCAGTGGACCAACTGCTGTACTTACAGTTAGTAGTAGTTCGGCGGGTGATCTTGCTGCTATGTCTGATACGAGAAAGAAAGCTGGTGCCACATCACAAGCCAATGATGCTTATGTTGCTGAAAGTTCTACTGCTGAACCGGGAACAGTAACAGTTTCATATGACAGGGTTGATAATACGTATACTACAAGTGGGGTTGGCCAAACTGCTGATAATGGAATAACTATGCCAGTTTATTATGATGGTAGTGGGTCGATTGTTGCAATGAATCTTGCAGATTTTAAAGATACTTTTGTTGAACCTGCGATTGATCTAATGATAGCAAGCTCAGAATCAAACAATACGGGTGGAACTTATACTGTTACTACATCTTCATCAGCAGCATCAGGATATACTAATGTATCTACTACCGCAATATTCACTGATACACGCGCAGACGTGGGTGCGTATAGTTCTGCTGGTATTCCAGAGACACTTGATCAACCAACAACAATAACGAATTACTTTCTTCACAGAAGGGATGGTGCAGATAGCACTCCATCAAGAAACCTTTTACTTATCGATGGTGACGCCAACCTGATAGAAGGTGCCACTGCCACTATGAAAAGTCTCATAGGAAATTGGATACGTTTTGATACTGCTAATACTAGTGGCCAAAAAATTGTATACACAATGGCAACGTCTGGTGGTGCCACAAGAGGAACTGCTATAGTTGATACTCGTCTTAATGGTAATGGTAATTATACAAGGAGACAAGTTGGTGATGATTATCGTTCACAGGAATTTCCAGATGGTTCAGCAGCAACAATAACAACCTATAATCTTAGAATTGCTAAAGGTGGTTAATATGTATATAGAGAGTGGGAGATATTAATGTCATATTCATGGTCAGATAAAATTACAGATTATTATTACAGCAATCCAGAACTGGATACTGTTGCAGTTTTGTGGACGAACCCAGATGATGGTCTTGTTAGAGAACATTACATTTTGGTAGATGAAGCAGATGAGCAGTGGAGAGATTTTGCAAAAGAAGTTTCTTATGAGGATATAGATAAACGTACTCAGGTTCGTCATGAAGAGTTTCGTGAGGAATTTAGGGAAGCTTTTAATGATTATGCTCAAAGAAATAATATTGAATCTGATCATGGCGTAAATCAAAATGATAGTTTGAATATTATTTTTGAATTTAATTCAGAAAATAATGATCATAAAGATACTCTTTTTAAATTAAAATTAAAAATGTTTGAACAAGAAGTTGTGAAGAAAAGCAAAAAAAGAACATCAAAAACTGATATTCGTAAAGCAGAAACTCCACTGGAGGCTATTAAAGCATACGCATCATTTTTCTAAAAGAGGATTTATATTATGAATATATTATGTGTTAATTGGGGCGATAAGTATGGTAAAGAATACGTTGAGAAACTGAAACAACAATGCGAAGAGAACTGTTCAGTTCCTTTTAATTTTTATTGTTTAACAGATAAACCGACAGAAGATTATGACCGGCAACTTCCCACAACTTGGGACTCCTATGAAAATGGAAAGTTTTGGGCATATAGAAAATTTTATATGTTTAATGAAAGCCAACTCGGCATCACAGGTAAAAACTTTTTATACCTTGACCTTGATGTAATTATTCACCAAGACTTAAAATATTTCTTTGAATTACCTATGGATAATCCTTGGATTGTTCGTGGGTGGTGGAATGATATTGAAGTATGTAAAAAAAACTTCGCAAGGTTTAAATCTACACCAATAAACTCATCCATCATTCGGTGGAATAGTAATCAATTAATAGAAGTATATAATCATATTGAAAAAAATATAGACACTATATTTTTCACATATCCAACTATAGATAATTATCTAAACCATTTCTTCTATGATATGTATGGAGATAAATCTTTCTTTAATGTTTTTCCTATTGGAGATATTTATTCTTGGTATAAAGGAAACGTATTTCCTGACGATATTGAATCTAAAAAATTACGTAAAGAATGCAAAGTTTGTCTGTTTAATAATAGTGGAGAAACTAATGATGTTGAAGAGTTAAAATCTTTATGGAATATTTAAAATATACACCTGAGTTAGCTAACGATTGGAAAAACGCATTATCAAATTCAGAATCATATTTGTTCAAACGAGCAATGGATTCTATGAATCAATCTCAATTAGAAAGTAAGTTGTGGATAATCCAAGAATTAATTAAGTTAGAAATTAAACCAAAAAGAGTTGCAATACTTGCTGGGTGGTTTGCACAATATATCGTTCCTCTTTTGTATGATAATTTTGAATCTGTAGAGTGGGTAGAAAACTTTGAAATTGATCAGAATGTTAAACAACTAAGTTATAAATTTAATAAAAGATATAAAGAAGAAGAAAAATATAAAATACGAATTAGAAATGTTATGTTTGATAAAATACATAAAATACAATACGGTGAAGATACGATAATCAATTGTTCATGTGAGCATATGTATCCAATGTGGAAATTTAGAAAAATAAATGAATCGATTTTAAAAAATCCTCTATATATATTACAATCATCCAATGACAGACAATATGATGATCATATTAATTGTGTGGATAGTGTTGATGAATTAACTGATCAAGCCAATATGGTTGATGTAATGTATAGCGGCGAAAAACAATTATCTAATGGTATGACAAGATACATGGTTATTGGAAGATGAATCCAATAGAATGGTGTAGGAAAAATGATATTTGGTATCTAAAAATAGATTTAGAAATACCAGAGGTAATCATTAAAGAAGCCCAAACAGTATATGATGAAGGATTTTTTGTAGAGCATAGACTACAAGATGGTGGTGAATGGTTTTCTTCTTCAATACATGGATTTGTTCATGAGAATGAAATTGATACGTCTTTGGGTTGGCGCAATACTATGAATCCAACTGGTCATGATTATACCGAAGATACAGTGAAGTGGGGATGGACTGAAGTTGCTGAAGTTGCGCCAGAGATGAAGAGGTGGTTGGAAGATTTTCCACATAAACATTACAGGCGTTGTCGGTTCATGTTAATAAAGCCCGGTGGAAGTATTAATGCTCATCATGATGCTACAGATGCGAGAATAAATGAAGGTAGACAAAGAAATATATCTGCTGCTATTAATTTAGCAATCTATCAACCAGAAAATTGTTATCTGAGAAGAGTAGATACAAAGGAAAAATTGCCCTTTGATAACTGCACTGGATTTTGGTTTGATAATGGAGTCACTCATGAAGCACTAAATAGTTCATCTGAAAATCGTTTTCATTTTATTGTTCATGGTGGATCAAATAAGGAAAGAATTGAATTGATGAAACGGTCTATGGTCAAACAGTTTGGTAAGGACGTATTAAGGGAATTGGATTAATGAAAAACTTTGAAGATTTCAAAAGTCTTTGGATAAAAGAATCTTCCGATATAAAAATAAAAAAAAATACAAAAAATCTTGTTTTCATTATAATGTATCCTGATAATGTAGAATGGGATTTTGGTGTAGAGAAACAAACACAAACGACATGTTTGCAAACTTCTGGTGGCCTTACTGGAGCAGGAACCGGACACAATCAAATACTTTGTTATACAAGTGAAATATTTAATATTCTTAATGATTGTGACGAATACACTCATGCTATGATTGTAACTGTTGGTATGACTTTTTCTATGACTGCATTTAAAACTTCAATTGAAAGTTTTTATGATTTTGCAAAGGAAACAACAAAATGGTGTAAAGGACATATAATTGCAAAACCTGATAAACCAGCATATTTACATCATCAGCATGTAGAAATAAATCTTGATGTGTGGAGAGAATTAAAAAAACCATTTATTTTTGAGAAATGGAAAAATTATGAAAAATCAGATAAAAATTATCACGATGATTATACTCCACATTGGATAACACCAGAGAACATACCAACTGTTTTTAATTTTGATGATAACGATAGAAGAGTTAAATCATTCTCATATAATAATATACAAAATAGAACAAAAATTCAAAATAGAAATTGGAAAATTCTCAAGAACAGAAAAAAAGGATATTATGATGAATTAGATGATGATAATTATTTTAAAACAACCTGTGATAGATTAAAAAGTACATTCTATGTTGAAAACACTATGAGTTTAGGATCAATTTCTGAGAATTTACCTGATGAAAAATTTGATATTATTTTTTCACCAACAGCTGGTTATGTGACAGAAGTTTTAATTGAAAAATTAAATTTTAATGGAGAGATTGTATTTTATGATTATACTCAAAACAATGTTACAATTAAAGAGAACATTGTTGAAATGAATATGTCTATGGAAGAAATAAAAAAATATTCTGGATATATAAATCAATCGTTTAATTTTACAAAAAATATATCTCAAAGTTCGCAAGCTAATATTTTGCATAAGAGAGCAAAAACATACGGTGACTTTGAGTATCTTAGAACTCTTCAGAAAAAAATGAGAGACACATATGATATAGAATATTGGATAATGGATTTAATAAAACCTGATTATAAAAAACTTAAAAACAAAATTGAGGGTAAAAAAGTTTTATTTAATACTAGTAATATTTTTAGTTATCATATTTCACATTCAGTTTATACTTTAGATGCATTAGTTAGGTCTTTTAATATACTACACAAGACACTTAGCTATTCAGAATATTATCTGTTCATGGGAACTAGACCAACTAAACAACATCTACAATATTTCAGTAAGAGATAACATCTAATGATAATAGAAAATAAAATTCCGGTATCTAATGAGTTGGATAAAAAATATAATGCATCCAGTATATATGAACCAAAACTTGAAAAAAACTTTTTTGAATTTACTCTAGAAGAATTGGGTTTGCCATCAGCTGAGTGGTTATATAAACAGACTCTAAAAATATCCGATGAGATTGGAGGCATAAAGGGATGGCAAAAAAACAATAAAGAATCAGAAAAATACAAAGGGTTTAGTATTTGTATAAATCCAGATGGAGATGAACATCTTCAAAGTCCATATGCAAGTCTTGGTCATCCAGAATTGAACTGGGCTTATTCGCGAAACAATAATCCTAATCCTCCTTGGGAAACTGACAAAGACACTTATTATGATACATATGGATTTAATACGGTTCATCCTGTTGTTCAAAAACATTACAAAGAATTTCTAGATTGTTTTGATTTACAACCCACAAGGTCAAGAGTTATGTGGGCACATCCAGGATATGAACAAAATTGGCATTTAGATGAAATTATGTGGTCTGCAATTAGATTTAATATTCCTTTAATTACAGAACCATCATATGTTTTAGAAATTGATGGTACAGATGATTGGGGCAATTCTTTGACATTAACAAAACATTTGGAAGTTGGTAAAGTATATTTTTGGAACACTAAAATACAACATAGAGTTAGAGATACAGGTAATGCAACAAAACCAAGACTTCATATTGTTGCTGGATTCATGACTTGGTTTGAAAAAAAAGGAGGGGAATGGAAAAAAAATAAGTGGTTTGGTGTTCAACCTATAGACATGATAAAATCAAAGATGATTTTTCCTTATGCACCATGAAAATATTTGCAGTTAGAATAGGTGATAAGTATGGTCCAGAATATGAAAAATATTTGGAAAATAAATTATCCAAGTATGAAATTGTATGGATAAGAGAACCCTATAACCAAAAAGTAACTTTACAATGGAACAAGATGTGGGGAATGCAACTGGATATTGACGAACCAATTTGTATGATAGACATTGATATTTTGTTGATAAATGACTATGAAAAAATATTTGAGTATCCTGTAAATCCTGGCCAATTTATTGCAATGCCAGGTTGGTGGAGAGATACAATTAAAAGTAACTATGTTATTAATGGTGGATTTTTTAAATACTATCCAAAAGATTGTCGTTATATCTTTGATAAATTTATGTCAAATATACATGGTTGGCAGAGATATTATATAGACAATAAAACCACTGCCGGTCCAGTAAATGGAGAACAATATTTTGTTGAAGATTCTGTTAAAGAAAGATTAGAACTTATTACGTTACCAGAAAGTTGGTTTACACGATGGGTTGTAAATGAAGATATTAATTATGGTAAGGATATGACTAAATGGCAGATTCAAATAACAAATAAATATAGAAAAATAACAGGAAATGATTATATTTATTTGGGTGGTGAATTTCATCCTGATATAAAATTTGTTCATTTTACACACAGAAACAACAAGCCACATGAATGGGAAGATTATAAAAATCATGCATAATTCTGTAGAGAATATAACATGGGAAGAAATTAAATTTATATGGGAAAAATATTTGTGGCCAAATAAAAAATCTGGAGTTAAACCATTTAATAAATGGACATGGAAATATCCGGGTAGATCTTTTGGTTCAAACTATGATATGAATGTATCTCCTGTTTTCTTTGGAATATATGAAGATGATAAACTTGTATCAGTCAACAGTTGTTATATGAGTAATGTTTGGGAAGATTCTATATATTTTAGATCTAGAGGTTTATGGACAGACCCAGAATGTCGTAGAAAGGGATATGCTTCTTTAATATTACTCGAAACTATAAAGTATGCAAAGGAAAATAATGGAACTTGGATATGGACGGTTCCTAGAAAAACTGCATTGCCTGCATATGAAAATGTAGGATTAAAACAATGGTCTAAATGGAAAAATGATTTAGAATATGGTCCAAATTGTATTGCAATAAAACAAATCTTATAAATATATAAAAAAAGGATACTTATATGGCCATACCCACAAGCAAATCAACATTTAAATCGTATTGCCTGAGAGCATTGGGTTCTGGTGTCATCGATATTAACGTATCAGATGATCAGGCAGATGATCGCATTGATGAAGCTCTTCAGTATTTTGCTCAATATCATTATGATGGCATTGAGAAAATGTATCTCAAACATCTAATTACTGAAGCAGATATTGCCCGAGGAAAAACAAATGTATCCACAATTGGAACTGATTCAGTAGATAGTACTATTACTGATACATTTCTAGAAGGTAGTAATTTTATTCCAATGCCTTCTGCTGTTGTGTCAGTGATACAGGTTTGGCCGTTTTCAGGTATAGGTGGTGGTTCTAGCATGTTTGATGTTCGTTACCAGTTGCGCCTTAATGACTTATATGACCTATCCTCTACTTCTATTGTTGAGTATCAGATGGCAATGGGTAATCTAGACCTTTTAGAACATATTCTTGTTGGTGAAAAACCAATTCGATTTAACCAACATCAAAATCGTCTTTACATTGACGGAGATTGGTCAAATGATTTTGTTGCTGGTGAAGATTATATCATTGCAGAATGTTATCGCAAAATAGACCCAGCAACATTCACAGATATTTTTGATGATATTTTCCTAAAAAGATATGCAACTGCTCTTATTAAGCAACAGTGGGGTGCAAACTTATCCAAGTTCAGTGGTATTGCTATGCTTGGTGGTGTTACTATGAATGGTGAAAGTATTTATTCACAAGCACAGGAAGAGATTAATAAGTTGGAAGAACAAATTCAACTTACGTTTGAATTGCCAGTTAATTATATGATAGGGTAATTTATGGCGGTTAATAAACATTTTCATTCGCCTGGACTTGCTGCTGCCACAGCTGACCAACCTCGTGCTTGGCAATGGCGTTCGCACTTGCAAGTGGAGAAATCTTTATATGCTGATTTAGTTGCAGAAGCTATTCATCATAGAGGACATTCTGTATTTTATCTTGATCGTACATTAGTTGCAGAAGACAATGTTTTTGGCGAAGATGCACTATCCAAATTTAATAAGCAAGCTTCCATTGAAATGTATATGGAAGATTCTTCTGGTGGTTATTCTGGCGAACTTGAATTGATGAATAAATTTGGTTTGCAGAACCTTAGTGAAGCAACCTTCGTTGTAAGTAAGAAAAAGTTTCAAGAAAAAACAAAACAAATAGAAATAGAAACGGCAACAGACTTAACATCGTCTGGTTCTATCCAATTAGAATCTGGTACAATTGCAATTTCTAGTAGTGAAGTATTTTATATTTCAAATGAAACTGATGCAACAGATTTGGATAGGCCATTAGAGGGTGATGTAATTTATCATCCAACTTTAAAGAAATTGTTTGAGATTAATTTTGTTGACCACGACGATCCTTTTCATCAATTAGACAGCAATCCAGTATACAAAATGCGTTGTCGTACATTTGATTATAGTTCTGAAGTGTTGGATACAGGTATTAGTGAAATTGATGCAATTGAAGATGCGCTTTCGACTTCAAGTTCTGAATACCAGATTCGTCTTGAAAGTGAATTTACAGTAACAGTTATAACATCAGATAATATATCTCTTACATCAGATACAACTAATGTCACAGCAGATGCAACAATAGCGGACATAGAGTCTTTGAATGTAATTAGTGGTAGTATACTACTTGAAACTGGTAGTAATCAATATATTATAACTGAAGAATATTATATTGGTGATTATGTGAATGACAAAACTGCACAAAATGAATTGTTTGATAAATTAGATGATGCAGTCTTAGATTTTTCAGAATCTAATCCATTTGGTGATGTAGGGAGTTTAAACTAATGACTACAGGTCAAATAATTACAGCTGAACAATCACTATATGCCAACTTGGTTGCAGAAGCAATTCAAATTCATGGCCATGATGTTCATTATATTGATAGAACTATTGTAGCAGAAGATAATGTTCTTGGAGAAGATACACTTTCAAAATTCAGCTCTTCTGCTAAAATTGAAATGTACGTTGAGAATGCTGAAGGTGGTTATTCCGGCGAACTTGAATTGATGAATAAATTTGGATTGCAAAATCTGAGTGATATAACCTTCGTTGTATCAAAAAATAGATTTCAAGAATTAACAAAACAAATTACAATTGAAAGTGGTACGGATACAACAGGTGGTGCTATACTTTTAGAATCTGGAACAATATCAATATCTACATTACAAGGTGAAACATATTACATTCTAAATGAAACTGATGCAACAGATTCAGATAGACCATTAGAAGGCGACTTAATTTATCACCCCATTTTGGAAAAATTGTTTATTGTTAATTTTGTTGATCATGATGCATCTTTTAATCAATTAGATAATAACCCTACATATAAATTACAATGTCGTACATTTGATTATAGTTCTGAAATGTTGGATACGGGCATTAGTGAAATTGATGCAATTGAAGACGCACTTTCAAATGCAAGTTCTGAATACCAGATTAGTCTTGAAAATGCAACAATTGTTGGACAATCATTAACTGTAGATCGAACATCTTATACTCTTGATATAACTAATGTTACTGTAGATGCTGCAACAATTAGTACAGATGATGATCCAGCATCGTTTGGTGGTAGTATACTACTTGAAACTGGTAGTGATGAATATATTATAACTGAAGACTACTATATTGGTGATTATGTAAATGACAAAACTGCGCAAAATGAATTGTTTGATAAATTAGATGATGCAGTCTTGGACTTCGCAGAATCTAATCCATTTGGTGATCCTACATGATTAATAACAATATTATTATAATAAATAACTATAGGAGAATATAGATGGCAAATCAATCACTTGGAATAGGCGGCGCAGCAGACGATGGAACTGGCGATAATCTACGTATAGCTGCTGATAAAATTAATGACAACTTCTTAGAGATTTATACTCTAATTGGAGATGCATCGTCTTTGACGAGTGGTATTAGTGCAACTGCGACAGTCGTGACTTTAACTGCGCCAACAATTACAGGTGTAGTTGCTGGAACGCAAACATCAGCAACAATTACAACTCTAACAGGAACTACTTTTAATGCTGGAACTCTTGCATTAGCTGCTGGTTCTATTACAGATAGTTCTGGTGCAATTTCTTTTGGTAATGAGAATCTAACAACAACAGGGACAATTACTGGTGATGTTACAGGCGATGTTACAGGTGATGTTACAGGTAACGCAGATACCGCAACTACACTCGCGACGGCCAGAACAATTGGTGGAACCTCATTTGATGGTAGTGCTAATATTGCGGTAGGTTTATCGGCAACTTCAACTATATTAGCAACTGCAAGAACTATTGGTGGCGTATCATTTAATGGTTCTGCTAATATTAACTTACCTGGCGTAAATTCTGCTGGTAACCAATCAACTTCTGGTCTTGCTGCAACAGCAACAATACTTGAGACTGCTAGAACAATTGGTGGAACCTCATTTGATGGTAGTGCTAACATTGCTGTCGGACTTGCCGCAACCGCAACAGCACTTGCTACTGCTAGAACTATTGGTGGAACCTCATTTGATGGTACATCAAATATTGCTGTAGGACTTGCTGCAACTGCAACAGCATTAGCAACTGCTAGAACAATTGGTGGTGTATCATTTGATGGTAGTGCTAATATCAATTTGCCCGGTGTAAATGCTGCTGGTAACCAATCAACTTCTGGTCTTGCTGCAACAGCAACAGCATTAGCAACTGCTAGAACTATTGGTGGAACCTCATTTGATGGTACAGCAAATATTGCTGTAGGACTTGCTGCAACTGCTACAGCTCTTGCGACTGCTAGAACTATTGGTGGAACCTCATTTGATGGTACAGCAAATATTGCTGTAGGACTTGCTGCAACTGCTACAGCTCTTGCGACTGCAAGAACTATTGGTGGAACTAGTTTTGATGGCACTGGAAACATTGCAGTTGCTTTGGCATCTGTTGGTACTGCTGTTACAGTAGCAGATGAATCAAGTGATACAACTTGTTTTCCATTATTTGCAACTGCTGCAACAGGTGATTTGCCCCCGAAGAGTGGTTCTAATCTAACTTTTAATGCTAGTAGTGGTTTATTGACTGCAACACTATTTGCTGGTGCGTTAACAGGTAACGTAACTGGTAACGCATCTGGAACTGCTGCTACGGTTACTGGAGCAGCTCAAACAAATATTACTTCAGTAGGAACTCTTACTGCATTACAAGTAGATAATCTTAATATAAATGGTAATACATTAAGTTCAACTGCTGGTACTGACTTGTTAATTACGCCACTTTCTGGACAACAGATTGTTCTTGATGGTGCTATTATCATTGATGCTGGTGTAGTTACTGGTGCAACAAGTATTACATCAACGGCTTTTGTTGGTGATATAACTGGTGATGTTACAGGTAATGCTGATACAGCAACTACACTTGCAACAGCAAGGACTATTGGTGGTACATCATTCAATGGTTCGGCAAATATTGCTGTAGGACTAGCGGCGACGGCAACCGCATTAGCTACAGCAAGAACAATTGGTGGAACATCATTTGATGGTACAGCTAATATCGCAGTTGGTCTTGCTGCAACAGCAACCGCATTAGCTACAGCAAGAACTATTGCTGGTGTAAGTTTTAACGGTACTGCAAATATTACTCTTGCTTCAACAGACTTAACAGACGTTACAGCAACTGCTGTTGAACTTAATATTTTAGATGCAAGTGCTGGTAATACTGCTGTTGCTTCTGATGTTGCATCAAGCGCAGGTGCAGTCACATCAAACAATTTTAAAATTAAACACACTCTTACGTTAGCTGCTACATTAGCTGATGATGCAGAACATGCAGATGTTGTAATTACAAGTGATAAAGTATTAGCTACATCTGTTGTGTTAGCAAATGCAAGTATAGATGTTCATGTAGATGTTCATACAGTAGTAGCTGGGTCATTTAAAGTTCGTATTACTAATAAATCTGGTGCTACATTAGCAGACGACTCTACTATGATTTTGAATTATAGAATAGTATAGGAGAATTTAAATGGCAAATAAATTAGTTGGAATAGGCAACGCAGCAGACGATGGAACTGGAGATACTTTAAGAGTATCTTTCGATAAAATTAATGACAACTTCTTAGAGATTTATACTCTAATTGGAGATGAATCGTCTTTGACGAGTGGTATTAGTGCAACTGCGACATCAGTAACTTTAACTGCGCCAACAATTACAGGTGTAGTTGCTGGAACGCAAACATCTGCTACTATTACAACTTTAACAGGAACTACGTTTAATGCTGGAACTCTTGCATTAGCTGCTGGTTCTATTACAGATAGTTCTGGAACCATTAATTTCGGTAATGAGAATCTAACAACAACAGGAAATATTAGTGGTAATGTTACAGGTAACGCAGATACCGCAACAGCACTTGCGACTGCGAGAAATATTGGTGGAACCTCATTTGATGGTAGTGCTAACATTGCTGTAGGACTTGCTACAACTGCCACAACTCTTGCAACTGCTAGAACTATTGGCGGTGTTTCGTTTGACGGTAGTGCTAATATAAATCTGCCCGGTGTAAATGCATCTGGTAACCAATCAACTTCTGGACTTGCTGCAACTGCAACAGCACTTGCGACTGCTAGAACTATTGGTGGAACAAGTTTTGACGGTAGTGCTAATATTGCGGTAGGACTTGCTGCAACTGCAACAGCACTTGCGACTGCTAGAACTATTGGTGGAACAAGTTTTGATGGGACTGCTAATATTGCGGTAGGACTTGCTGCAGAAGCAACCATACTAGAAACTGCTAGAACTATCGGTGGAACCTCATTTGACGGTAGTGCTAATATTG